TGCTAAAACGCTAACCGATGTAGCCTATGGATGGTGTAGCATCGGCTAGCGTTTACTTTAAATTTTACGGCAAGTTACTTTTTTATTTTACTTTGAAATTATATTTACTGAGTCTTGATATTTAAGCCATGATGAAGCGCGGCGCGATAAATTTGCCAGAATTAGCGTGATAAATCGCTCCGCGTTTTGTTTCAACATATAAAACAGAATTACAGACTTTTCACCAGTTGCAGATGATCAGTTCCCTACTTTGCTTTTTTTGCCTGCCCGTACCACCGAGGGAATACCTGATATCTGCTGTTTTTGTGGTTAACCCTCTGAACATCTGCCGCATCTCATCAATGTTATTGACGGATATTATCATGTGCCCTTGAATTCCTCGCGCTAGCTCAGCCATGTGCTGGTATTGCTCAAGTCCAAACTCGGTCCCGTAACCTTCGGTACCCCAGTATGGTGGATCGAGATAGAACAACGTATGCGGACGATCATACTTCTTGATGCATGCTACCCAGTCCAGATGCTCAATATAAGTGCGAGATAGCCGAAGATGTGCTGCTGAGAGGGTCTCCTCAAATCTCAGTAGATTAAGCCTTGGGGCGCTGGTTGTTGATGTACCGTAGGTCTGTCCTTTAACCTTACCGCCGAATGCCGAACTTTGAAGGTAATAAAATCGAGCTGCTCTCTGGATGTCTGTCAACGTTTCCTCCGGTGTGATCTGCATCCATTTAAATATTTGTCGACTCGACAGCGCCCACTTGAATTGATGCACGAACTCTTCGAGATGGTGTTTCACTACTCGATAGAGGTTAATCAGCTCTCCATTCACATCGTTGATAACTTCCACTCTGCTCTCTGGCTTCATGAAGTAGAGTGCTGCTCCGCCACAGCATGGTTCTACATAGCATTCATGCTGTGGAAACAAAGGCAGGATATGCTTGGATAAACGCCGCTTACCGCCTATCCAAGGGATGATGGGTATTGTCATTATATGCAAGCCTCTTTCCGTATTTGTAATTTATGATAGGCTTAGCGAACTGATGGCCGTCAGTGGCAGCCTTGGGTTGGCTCGCAGGGTCGTTCTGCGTGTTAACTGACCAAACGGGCGCTGTAACTCCAGTTTGGTCGCTGTCTTTCTTTAAGTTTGCCCACCACGCGGTAGTTCTGGCCAGACGACATCGTCTGGCTGTTTGTATGTTTGTGGGATATCACGCAGTAGCTGTCGGTATGTCTTCCAGTCAGTTTTTTGTTCCTTTGTAAGAGAAATATCAGCAAGCTGAGTCCAGTCACTATCACGGATCCTCCGGTCACGCTCTTGCTTTATATCTGCCCACTTCACCTCATTAATAGCCTCAGAGCATAAATTTATCGCTTCATCAGCGTCAAAACCCAACTGCATGAGTGTATGAGGAATTGCGGGGACATTGACTAACGTTTGCCCTGTTTTATCGACCAAAGTTTTAATAATAATCTGCATGATGCCTCCTACGCCTTAGGGGCGAACAGTTGTCTGTTTTCATATGAGTATGCCGTCGTGTAGTTGTCATACTCCGGCCCTAGCTCTGGGTCATTGATGTCTAGTGCTTTAGCAAGCCAGCGCCCCCCTTGTTTTCTTGGTATCCATTCATAACCATCACTTGTAGCCCTAAAGATTTCAACATAATCGTTACTACGAGAGTATTCTAAGGCGCGGGTAAAATTACTGTAAACCGTGTATGTCAGTCCGCCGCGAAGGTATAAACCGCTATAGGCAGGGCAGGTTGTTTTCTGTCCCTCCTGTAACCCTTCATACAAGGGATAACCATCCACGATCCTTACAATTGACGGTAATGAAAAACTGATGTTTCGCACCGTTTTTCTATACGTTTGGGAAAGCCTTTTTATATTTAAATAGTTGGCATCACCTCCCCAAGCACACGAGTTACCCTCCATCTCCAGCAACAATGATGCAACGTGCCCAGTTCGCCCAAATGGGCTGTCACCACCTTGCTCCCAGAAGGGTCTGGTGATCACCAATCTTGCAGGGTGGCTTTCACTAGCCGTAAATTGCCACCATACTGGATAATACTTATCTGTACTCAGCCCAGTCAGATCAATAGACGACTTATATTGCGTTTCACCATTGATATCTTTGGCTTGGACAGACTGTTTCCAACTTTCCATTTCAGAAATTTTGTTATCGACACGGGCATCAATTGATCTCTGCTTCCCGGCGACTTCATCGGTCAGCCTGTTAGTCGAGTCAACCAGTGTTGCAATTTGCCTTTCTAAACTCATAGTTTGCTCCTTACACGCAGTACGGGTGTACAATGTGACGCTGTATATTGATGACAGCGTTGGCCATCGTGATGTACTCCCAGGCCATATTCAGGTTGAGACCCGCACCAGACGAAATGACGGTGACACTATCTGCAGGTAGTGCTGATAAATTGATGTCATAGGCCAGCAGTAAGTCTATTCCATCGGACTTGTATGCCAGCACTTTCGTCGGGTCACTCCAGATGGCCAGAATAGAGCCATCAGCCAGCACGAACCCCACTTCTTTAACCCAAAATTCGATGAGGCCATCCGCGATGGCCACCAAGTGAATTTGGTGCGGTGAGACTTTCTCACCACCGGCAATAGGGTAGCGAACACGCTCCGAACGTAACGCTGACTGCTTCTGGTCAGGCTTATACCCAGCATCACCCAAGGCAATATGAGTGATTTTGGCATCAACGCCATCATTGGCTGCACGCCAGATGGCATTGATCCCGGATTCCAGAATAACGGGCTGTAGTGGTGTACTTGTACTCATTGGACCTCCATAGAAACACGTACCACGGTCAAACACTGAGTGGTATTGGTCAGGTTGACGGATTGCTCCGTGCTCACTTGACCGCGCGTGGTGATACTGATTCGCCTGACCGAATACGGCTTTGTGGCGTTGACCAGCATTAAGCTCCCCTGGAACCCTGCACCGATGCGGAACTGATACTCGGCACGGACAGGTTTTACTTCATGCACCATCCGGCGTAAACGTTGGTAGAGATCTGCGTTTAGGATGGCTTCCTCTTTTATCAGGTTGTCATTAACCCAGGCGGTGAGGCTAAAGGTATGGGGCTGACCAGGAGGTTGCTGCTGCCACCACTCCTCTAGTTTGATATCAACCCTCAGAATTCGAAAAATCTCTTTCAGAGCCCACGGCGTCCCCTTTAATCTGTGGATCTCGATAGCTTTCTTGATAAGTTCCCTACGTTGCCCCTCAGTACTTGTCAGGTTCCATCCTTCATCACCCAACACGTGAAATTGCTCAGCCAAAAGTGGTAATAACGGGGTCTTCACCAGGTCAATCAGGTAGACCAGTAGCACCTCAAGCGGTAATTCGGCGAACATCTCCTCCATGGCTGAACAGAGAGCAGGCAGTGACCCGTCACCTGCCAGCGGTGGCGGCAACTGTTGATTAGCCATCGCTCACTCTCGCAATGGTCAGCTCTATCGCAGTGCAGTTGGCCCATTCGTGCTGGCGAAGGGGGATCCGCTTGGCAGGCTGCACCAGTTCAACGTCATAAACTCCTTCGACTTGTAATGCCTTGATGATTTGATTAGGGACAATATCTCGTCCCAGCGCTGAACGGAGCTGCTGGGCGTTACTCTCAGCGGCTTGTTTCGCTAGGGCCAGAGTGGTCTCCGTGTCGGCGGTAGTATATAGCGTCAACTTGGCGCGGAGTTGCCAGTCAATAGTGATAGGGGCTTTAGTGGTGACTCTGTCGGTTAGAGGGCGTTTTCTCTCAGAGCTGACTTTGGCCTGTACGAGTGCCAGTAATTCGTGACTGGGAGTGCCCTCAAGGGTCTGCGGATAAAGCTCAACATGTCCGGGGGGGAGTCCTTCATCCGGGCCAAGTACCGCCACAGAGATAATTGACGGATGTACCGAGCGAACATGAAACTGATAAGCACCATAGCTGCCAGCATTACTGAATGATTCTGGTGCTAACTTAATGCGTTCACGTAACTGCTCCGTACTCTCTTCAGCGTCTCCGCCTGATGTGGTGCTGATATTGGCAACAGTCACACCGGCTGGCAGAGAGCGTCCAGGTTTGCTGACTTGCCCTGCATTGAACCCGTTACCGACTTTGCCCACATCCCTGCAGGTGGCTGTCACATCAGCGTATAGCGTACCTGCAGCAATAGTGACGTCATAATCGGTGGTGAAAATCACCGTATCCTCATCATTACTCACCCCAGTGAACATCGGTATAAAGGCGTCCTGACTCTGTGGGGCATCCAGTTGCCAGCGTAGCGTACAGACTGCAGGTTGAGCAGGTAGACGTGTCACACCCACCAATTCACCGAGATAGTCGATGATTGGCGCTTCGCTGTAGCTCACCAGCATCTGTTCACCGGTCTGCTGTATGGCGCTTAATGCACGCACCAGGGCATAGTCAACCTGATCAATAAAGAGGTGTTCAATCTGAGCGGGATACAGTTTTTTTCCAGAACGTTTTTCATAGCGAGTTATTAAATCTTGCTCGATGGCCAGCGGGTCAATCTTGACGAACTCAGGCGGCGGTAGTGCGTTCATAAATCACCTCTGTCAATTGCAGTCCCCCGGCGGCGACTTTCCACTGGACCCATAAAAAGATGCGGTACGCCTCAATGTTCACCTTCACTGCCACAACATCCAGCCGTTTCTCCCAGCGCCGGATAGCCTCAATCGATTCGCGTACCAGATAAGGCACCACACGATTAGTTGGCCAGTCGATGTAGAGATGAAGCCGGGAACCAAAATCCGGGCGGTGTGGATCACTCCCTTTTGGGGTGGTGAGTATGATCCTGATCGCCTGATCGAGGTCACGTAATCCCTCGACCACTTCTCCGGGAGTCCCGAGTGCAGGTTGCCAATGCGCTGATGTGATCGATGAGAGAGTTTTCATAGGGTCATGATGGCCACGTTTCTGCGCAGGTGATTTTAATCGGTGTTAAAGAGTTATTCTGCGGGCGGGCCAGTCAACGACAGACCAGGCGTCACACCAGAATGGCAATGTTTTTTTAGCGAAATTCCGTTTGCAATAACGTCACCACTGACCCGAATGTCACCCGTAACGTCTATTCCTGCCGCCGCCCTGATGGTGATCCCGGCCTGAGCATTTATCGTGATACCTGTCGGTGACACAATATTCAACGACCCGCCAGCAGGCAAGCTGACATCCAGATTATGGGATGACGGTGCATACGACAGCACAGCACCATCCTTATACTCAATATAGTCTGTATCATCATCGTCGATGGGGGGTGGATCGACTGTCGAATAAACCGCACCGAGTAAGATCCCGCCCACGCCGTCAGGTTGTAACAGAATGGCTACCTGAGTCCCCATTTCAACAGGAGAACGGCGACGACTTAACTTGGTGTACACTTGAGGAACCTGTAGCCAGTAGGTCTCCAGGCCGTTCTGCTCGGGCAGAGAGACCCGGATACGGCAGGTCTTTGGCTCCCATGCACTCACATAGCCAAATTTCAGTTGGGCACTCATCAGTCTGATACCTTATAAACGGTCAGTTTCTTTTTAGGCTTGGAGCCCGAGCTGCTGTCAGGCTCATCGGATCGTACGCGGGCATACTCCACCTCGGTGATATAACCACCGCTATGGTCGAAACGGTGTGAGGAACTGAGGATCAGATAGTCGCCGTTTAACAGCCCGCTGGCCAGCAGGGTGAAAACATTGCCGCTTAAGAGCATGGGCCTGCCCATCAGGCTAGCGGCACCCGTCGTTCTCTCCCGGTTAGCTCTGGCAATATCGGCGCGGGCTTTAGCCTCAGCCACCTCTGGGGAGGGGGAGCGGCTGCTAATCTTGCGAATATCGGCACTGGTGGTTTTTTTCTTCACACTGGACGCTTTGGGTATGATCTCGCCCTCGTTATCAAACTGGTAAACCGTCAGTTTACTGGTTGCGGAGTTTTGGCTTCTCACCTCAGCCTGTTTGGGTAACTGTTTTATCTGGTCACGAACGCGGTAATCGCTTAACTCTGTAACATTGATGGTAGCCACAGGTGAGGCTACCATCAATTCGCTGATCGCGTGGAACACCAGCCTGCTACCGGTTATCTTAAACGCATAATCATACTCATCGGCTAACTGTGCCAGAAACTCAATATCGGACGCCTGTTGAGTCACTCTATCCAGGGCAATCGGTTCGATGCTGCCCACAAGGGTGAGTCCTTGCCGTTGGGCTACCGTATTGGCTACGGCATCCAGTGTGGTTTTCTCGTAGGCGAGGGTTTCACGGGTACGTACTGATGCATTGATCCCCGCCGCCAGCGCACGGATCGTGACAGTCGAAGGAGGAGACCTAAACTCAATTTCATCAATCTCAAAATGACCGATATCACGGGGCTCATCGTCCAGCCAACCGATGGCTAAGGACAGCCTGTCACCATGACCGGGATACCACTCATTCATCCAACGCCCGTCCACATTCTCCAGTTCGATTTCCAGCGAGTCACTTTGGCCAGACAGATAATCGGTATAGGTCAGGGTGATCAAATAATTCGACAAAATACTGGTGATCTCATTTTTTTCGTAACGGATGCTGAAGTAGGCTTTCGGTACCCCGTTGCTGCCAGAGGTCACTGTAGCCACGGTGGAAGATCTCGGGTTGTTTTGGGTCGTTCAATTATCGGGATCGCTAGCCGGATACCGGATGATAAGGCTGCGGTGATCGCTACATGCGGATTGGCCGCAATGATCAGAGGATATAGATAGGGGTCACCATAGTAACGCCAGGCAATGTTATCCCAACGTTCACCCTCTATTGTAATGTGTAGTCGGTATTTTGTGCCCATCATGCCCTCCGTGTTGCCGTTTTGGCACTCAGTGCCAAGAGCTGGCCACTGACGCTGTCCATCAGCGCAACGGCTTGCCCCATATTACTGGCTGCAATATCGATACGGTTAAAGATCGCGCCCAAGGCCGTGTTGGTCAGTGCATCCACTGCCATTGATAATTCATCCACGGCACCTGAGGCAGCTTCCACCAGGCCGATCCCCTCACCGAGTAAAGTGGCCACCTCAGCAAACTGCTGCAAAGGATCCAATGCCTGGCGGGTTAGCGACATCAGGTTGGCCAACTCACCCAACGCCGATGCAGGGTTTTGTTGGATGGTTTCATACAGGTTCATGCCGGTGTTCAGCACATTGCCTGCTGTCTGGGCGTATGCCAGTAACTGCTGGGTGGTATTGACCCGATCCGGCAAACCGCCCGCATCAATGATAACGCCACCGAGGAGACCATCCGCCGGTGCCGGTGGTGAAAACTCGCCCGTCCATTCTCTCAGTGTCAGGTTAATAATGGCAGAGAGAATGCGCCCACCCGGCGTGGTCTTTTGCGCGGAGACGCGCATATCGGCCAGCACCCAGACACCGCGATAATCCCCATCACCCAGTACCAGAGACATGGGCTGGTGTACCTTGCGGGCTGCGCGTAATGCCAATATTTTGGCAGATGGTGAGACCAGTTGATTATGGATCCGGGCTTGAATGGTCAGCTCATCCAGTGCCTCACCGGTGTACTCCAATATCGGTTTACCCCGGATCAGGGCATGCTCGGCCCAGTCTGTTGTCTCCTGGAGGTCGAACATCTCCGGGCTAGCCAGCAGCTCAAACTCGATATCGCCCAGAATGGCCCATGGCTTCATGTATTGATCCCCCTATAGGCTCGGCGCTGTTGCTCCTGCTCATAGCGTTTTATCATGCGTTTGAACTCGTTATATCCTCCCTGTAACCCCTGTTGTATTTGCTGACGGACATCACTGTCATTACCCTTGATAACGATGGTGGGGGAGTAAACGAACTGGGGCGCATTCGTCGCCCCTCCTTGAAGAGATAACTGACGAATGGCAGTCTGGGTTGAGGGAATATCCCATTGCGGGGAGTTGGCCAGCACTGGAGGGGGTAAGCTGATCGCCGTTGCCGCCGCCATACCGAGCATGGACTTTTTGACTAGGCCAGTTTTTGACTCGATACCCAGCGCCGCCCCTTCAGAGATGAACCCCCCCAGCGTCATGAAAACCCGACTGGGGGAGTGGATATCCAGCAGATCTTTGAACCACCCTTTAACTGAACTGCCTACGTTAGTGATCGCGTCTTTCACCGCCTCCATCTTGTTCTGGATGCCGCTGACCACCCCCTCCATCAGGTTGTTACCCGCATCAGTAAAACTCTGCGGCAGGTCGATGCCGAACCAACTCAATACTGACTGAAAAGCTGTGCTGAACGCGGATAAAGGATCCCATTCGGTGAACAGGTTACTGATATTGTCGATGATCCCTCTTATGGCTCCTGTCAGGTCATCAGGCAATTCGACACCAAACCAGTCAAGCACGGCAGAAAAGGCCTTGTAGAACAGCCCCACTGGGGACCAGTTGATAATAAGCTGGCTCACCTCCAGGATCCCACAATCAAAGGCGGTAGTGATGTTCCGCCAGATTTGGCTGAAAAAACCGACTACACCTGACCAGATTTGGGAAATTGTTTCCAGAGGTGACCAACTGAATACCGTTTTGATACCACTGGCTAACCACTCTATGGTTTTGAATAACAACCTCATTGGTGTCAGGATAACGTTGATTGCCTGACCCAGCACAGTAACGCTAGATGTCGCAGGGGTGCCATAACCGAATCACTCAGTTAGCGGGAGGACCTAGACCATGAATAGAAGTCAACTCGTAAAACTCATTCATGTTGCAAAGCGTGATCGCCGACTGGACGACGATACCTATCGTCAACTACTGATTAAATACACAGAATTGGACAGCACTAAATATATGGAGGTTAAGCAGCTACAGCAGGTTATGAATGCGATGAAATCACTGGGTTTCAGGGTAAAATCAAAACTTCGTACTGCAGAGCAATGCAAGAGCGCCGACAAACAGTCTGCGATGATCCGAGGTATCTGGCTGGAGCTGGCTGATCGAGGGGTCATCCGTGATCGCTCAGATCGAGCTATGAACGCTTTTATTTATCGCTGCACCGGCATAGGACGCTTGGAATGGATCAGTAGCCAACAGTCCAGTCAGGTGATAGAACAGCTGAAAAAATGGCGTAACAGAGTGCAGAATCAGGCTCCTGGCAATGATGCGTCATAAATTGCATCAAATAAGTTTGAGAGGTGGCAAATGTCTATATTCCGTAAACATGGCCCTGAGCTACTGGTTGATTTGGCTGACATGATATCGCTAGCGGCACAGGAGATACTGGGGGTCAACACTGTACAAGCTGAAATCTTGGCTCAGGATGTTGCGATTAAGATTTCTCAGACATGGGGAGGCCAGCTTGTCTACATGCCACAAGGAGCGAAAATAGAGCGGGCAAACACACATCTGGCTATCTGGGAAGCCTTCACGGGGCATAACCATGGTGAGGTTGCCCGCCAATTCAACATCTCCGAGCAAAGCGTTTACCGCATTGTTAAGCAGCAACGGAAAGAGGTGGCGAACAGGATACAGGGTGACCTCTTTACTGGCATAGCCGCTAGTGATGAGGAGGAGGCATGA